GATCGTCGGCAGCGTCAGATGTGTATAAGAGACAGTTTTAAGCTTGTCCATTATTCCACTCCTATCTTCGCCCCGTTTGGCAATTTAATCATACTTCCGTCAAAAATTTCTGTCTTCTTTACGTATTGAGATAAATCTGCGGCAGGACCCGGGGCTCCCTTTGGTCCTGGGTCACCTTTTGGTCCTGGGTCACCTTTCGGGCCTGGGTCACCTTTCGGACCTGGGTCACCTTTCGGACCTGCTCCGCTACCGCCGCTGCCCCCGTTTTCATACAGGTACTCAAGATCATTTGCGATATAGTCTAAAATGCCGTCATTCCCCTTCGTGCAAAACGGCGTGTTTTTCCCGAAAGCCCCCGGCTTAATAATATTGTCATTTTCATCTCTTATTTCCGGGTGCTGAAATGTCTGCGGTCTCATTCGGATACCTCTGCTTTTTTAATTTCAAGTGTAACGGTATCGCCGTAGTTCAGTTCGTCGGTTTCTTCTTGCGACGTTGTTGACATAGCATAGACTTCGCCAGTCTGCGGATTGTGAAAGCTAAACGTCGTTAAAACTCCGTCGTTCTGCGGATATGACACTTTACCGTTAACTTTGCATGTTCTTTTCATAGCTTTTCTCCTTTTTAATAACCTGTGACATTAACAAACAAGATACAAGTAGCTCTAAATACTCCGCCCGGTATGTGTATATCGCCACCGGGATTGAAAATTGCACCATCGGCCAACCAGTATGCTTTTATGCGGTTTGGGCTTAACCAATTCAATTTTAATGAACTATGAATTACGACCTGCGGTGTACTTTTCTGAAATTCGTGCATAGAGAACATAATCGCCGCAACTTTCGCACACGGAAAATTTGTTTCCGGCATAACAGCAGCCAGCCCTGCTGCGTCGTTAGTTGATATTTCAGGTTTAATGTGACTGCCGACAACACGGAGATACGGAGTTTTACTATTAAAAACAAGCTTTCTTGTTTCCGAATCCCAGATGAATAACCCTGCCCCCGATGTATCAGAATCAGCCTCCTCGGTAAATATATACAATGTAACGGCGTCGTGTACCTGTCCCGCCGTCATCGAAACAGACGCTGGAGCATGCACCTGAATAGTCATCTTTCCGCCGCTTACCTCAGCTGTAACGTAATATTGAGAATTAGCGCAATAGATTGCCGGAATATAATTCATATTAAAGTCTATTTCATATTCCCAGTATTTCCAGTTGCTTCCGTCTCCGCTTACCCCTGTCGGCGATGGCAGCTTATCTACCTTTAGTAACCTCAAGTTTTTATATTTATTGTTAATGATGAGGTGCCGATCTGCGTTGTAAATTTCCAGAAAGTTAATAAGTGCCATAATAAATCCTCTGTTTATGATTACCGTCAAAATCGCCACGATACACCCAATTTATTTGATTGTTTGACGTCGTTATCTGCATTGGTGCTGTATACTCCGCCGTTTCCGGCACAAAAAACACAAATAGCCGGTCGTTACCTCGAATATCGATAGCTCGGCTTCCTGTCGGTGTGTCGGCTGTAAAACTGCCGAGAATGCGGGTCAGTGAATCTGTGATATCAAGTGTTAATCCTTTTTGCGGGTGATAAATCCTTAGTCCAGTAGCCATTATACATTTACCCCCAGTGCTATAACTCGGAAATTGTTCTCGTCAAAAATTTCAATCAGGTTGTCCTGAATTACCGTACGTGCTCCACTTGTCGCCGTCTCCAGCCTACCGATTCTTGCTGTTATTGCCGATAACGACGTAACCGCCAACTTATCAGCAGTAACCGCTTTTGCAGCAAGCATTCTTGACACAATGACGTTGTTATCAAAGACGGTCTGCCCTGTTACATGCAGGTACTTTCCGGCTATCGTTGTTGTCGTCGGTGACAGATTAATCTGATTGATAACGTCGCCTTTTTGTACTCGTAGATTGATAGCGTCGGTCATTTGAGCAATCGCGCTGTAATTTGCTTTTGCAAGCATAAGATTGCCGAGGTTTGAGACGATCGTTGTAACATCTTGTTTTGCGATTGCGCCGTCGTTGAGCTTTTGCTTAACTAACGCGTCTACTTTCGCAAAGCTGACCGCCTCGTCTTCAAGCATATCCTTTGAGATAGATACCTTGACGACCACACGGCTTTCTCCTGACTTTTCGCCTTCGCCGAATAGGTCATAATAAGCGATGGATACGTCATAGATACCGGCGCCGCATGTATGGCTGTAGCTGTTATTTTCGGTCTTGATTGTCTTCTGCCCGTCGGTGCCGCTGATGTAGATGTTCATTCCTGCGCAGTCTTTCGGGATTGCTTCAGCTGTCAGTCCGAAACCGCCGATTGTACTTGTAAGTACGGGCGGATTCGGTTTCTTCGGCGGCTGTTTATTGTACTGTAAAATAGCCGGCGCAGAGTATTTACCGATTGCGGATTTTGCGTACAGATACAGTTTCCCGCTCCGTTCTGTCAGCGGCAGTATAGCGGACAAGTTATTCGTCCGTGCTAACAGTCCTGCCGTTTCAGCGCCGGCACTGTCATCCGTCCGGATCTCGTAAAATGCAACGTCGGTATTCGTGACTTCTTTCCAGTTTGCCGTACACACTGTGCCAAAATCTACGCCAAATCCGTCGGGCGTGTTCGGGATTTCCGTTTTAAGCGCGACGAGTATTTTCATTTGCGGAGATGTGTCCGGACTTGTACTTTCGCCCCATTCATCTTTTGTGCAGACCGCGATTAAGTAGGTATCACCGACGATAGCCTGCGGAATGACAACCTGGTCTTTTCCGCTGCCACCGAACGTCCACTCACCATCGAATCCGAGTTCAGAGCCCTTTGTGCCCTCTTTGATGACGAGATCTTTTGCCTGTGCGTTGCTGGTCTTATACCATACGTCGCCCTGCAGGTAACTCTGCAGCGTGGGCGGTGTCCAATTAACGACAATGTCGTAACGTGATACACCGTCAGCAAGCTGCCTGTAACGGTTATGCGCTGTGATATTTGTAACAGGCGGGATGTAGTATTTCTGTAACGTATATTCGTACGCTTTGACTTCTGACAGATCCTGATTTCCAGCGCCGAAGATGTTGTATGAGCAGAATTTGAGGTAGATTTTCTTGCCGATATCTTCTTTCGTAAATGGCACTTTAAACACAGAATTATCCAGCCTGACAAAATCTGTATCTTTTGCGTGCAATCGGACTTCTGTATTACACTGCCCGCGGATTAATCCTGACAATAACCACGCCCTGCTTGCTTGCAGCGTTGCGGTCGTGTAGCTCATGCATTCTCCGTCAACCCAGCACAACGTGTTCTTGCGCTGCGCGTCCTGCGGCGTACCGCTAAGCAGCTGATCATTGCACGTCACAAATACTTGATTGCCGGATGGGTGATTCGGCATCGGTGACAACGGCTGTGTTAATTTGCCGCAACGCGCAGATCCTGCAATTTGCCCGACTGTTCGATAGTTTGTGTTGTCGTCGGAGACGTACACGGTACATCCGCCCCAGCCCTCAGTTTTACCTTTAGCAGCAATCCAGAGCTCCAGTCCGTCTGCGGTAAGATCCGCGGGTGGCTGGAAGATAACTGGAACAGTATCCGGCGCGGTTTTGTTGTAATCAATAAATGGACGATCTACATCGTGTACATCATACGTAGCCGCGGAGTAGTTTCCCGGAGGCACAGATACCGCCGTAACTGTAAGCATTCCGCTATCGTCTTCGGTAACTGCTGTTACTCGGACTACTTGCTTATCAATCCCGCTATACTTATCTGATATACGTACTAGGTCGCCCGGCTCTATTCTGCAAAAAGCCCAATCAAGAGTAAAAGTATACTGGTTTCTGCCGTACCTATTCTTGCGCGCGGCCATTTCGGCTACTTTCACGGCTCGTTCTTTCGTGTACATATACCGGGCATTTATTGTATTTGCTTGCCGGAGTCCGTGATTCGCGATATCTTCTGAAAACTGATAAGCGACAGATTCTTTTTCATAGCTGTTAGCTCTGTTACTAAACTCAACAGGAAAACGATTATAGATATCCGCGGAGTCTTTCCGCTGATATGTGACAAGCGCTCCGTCAGACTGCGGGATGAAGTCATCAGCGGTCAGGTCATACTGTACAGTCTTATCCGGCGTCCAGTTACCCGCAGGACGGTCTTCGGTTATGACAATTTTATACCGGTCGTTAGACCAAAAAATATGCGCGTTCGTGAGCCCTGTTATTTCTTTAACGATGTCGCGCACAGCGCTTTCGTCGGCATCTGCCGGCGTAGAAATCAGCAAATCTGCCTCTCTGCAGTACTTTCGGTACTCGTCGAGGTTTTCAATATTGACATCAGACAATCCGACTCTGTCTAACAGCGCTCTTATGTAATCCGCGGGATTAACGTCGACACCGTCTCCGGTACTAAGCAGCTTACCTTTTACTTCAAAGTTGTACGTCGGCATAGCTGCGGAGTCACCCAGATCGATTACTCCCGCCACGTACGCCAAACCATTGTACGGAAGTGATTTATCCGGATGGTGCTGCGCTACATAACTCCACGGCGACTGTGTAGATGCGCCGTCGAAAAGTGACAGTCCAACCTCTTCAGCCGGATAATTGTAGACCTCTTTATCCTTCCAGATTCTATTGATACCTGCTATCTGACCCTCGCAGAGTCCAATAATTGTCGCCACGGAATATGTATATGTGATGTTAGTTTGTTTCCCGCCGCCCTTACCTGCCCGGTGGGTCTCTTTGTGCTCGTGCGCGGTAAAATCATCGTAATATATAATATTCCCGCCAATACGTGTTGTACCATAGATTTCCGGAACAGCAGTACCGTATTCCGCAGTATTAACTGTAAACGTTGAGATTTTATTAGCCCGAGTAACAATGTTCGGCCCCCTGAAAAAACTCATACCGTATCCTCTCTCCACCTGTAGATGTACTTAAGTCGCGACTGTCCGCGGTGGTCACAAAACATAACATCGCTCATCTCTGTAACTATCACACCTTGATTGATTAATGCATGAATAACTCTGTCCTGCCCAATATATACTGCTGCATGAGATATGCAGCGACCGTACTTGTACAACAAAAAATCACCAATTTGTAGATCGGTGACTTCGTCACAATATTTTTGTACGTACCTCAGAAACCACTCTTCTGAATGCGATAAATGCCACATATTAGAGTATGGCGCGACGCTAATTGTATCCGGTTTTATTATTTGTGCGCCTTCGAGCACACCGATTAGCAGCATACCGCAGTCTACGCCTACGCCCTTTACTTTTGCCATATTAACGTGCGGCGTTCCGAGCCATGCCCGCGCTTCTGCAGCTATTCTCTCGCCGACGGTCATATAAGTATCTCTTTCAAAGGCACATATGGCGCCACGACCGACGCGTTATCTATATCCGTCGAGCTGATAACCCCCTCTCCTGACGTACTATACGCTTTCTGCGGATAGTACTTCCGGATCGGGAATTTCATATTCAGCCCTTGCGTCTTTGATTTTACGGACAACTGCAGATCCACGCCGCCTGCGTGCTTAACTTCAACGTTCCCCGCAAACAGTCCGATTGCACCTAATACTGATGCCCCACGGAAGAAACAGCGCCTTAGCGCTAATACTGCGCCATCAAGAACGCCTTCGTGAGCTGCTCTTAGCAGCGGTTTATTTTCTATTTTGTCTTTCGGATCTGCGCAAATCGTGACAGTCAATGTGTCTACCGAAACATCACTCTGCAAGTCAATTTGACTGCGCTTAATAAGCAGCGCATTGTGCTGATACGCTCTTCCGTTATATACAATGTCCTGATCTGTATCGGCATAGTAGTATTTGTTTCCGCTTGACAGTGTCAATTCATACAGATCGCAAGACGTAAAACTTTTCTCTGTATTCAGATACGTTTCTAAGTCAGTTGTTACTTTCTTCATCGTACTACCCTCAGCTTGATATTTCCCGTTTCGTTCCAGTTTCTAAATAATTCTGTGATTCCCAGTCCGTCGTCGTCAAAACATACTTTCCAGTAATACGTATAATCGGCCTTAATGACGTCGCTGCCAGCCGGAGCTGTTTTAAAAACGATTACCCCGTCCGTTATCGTATAATCCGATGCCGGCACTTTTGCGTCGTTGCGATAAACAGTGGCATTCTCAATATACGCGGCGGGCTCTACATACTCCCCGACTTGCATAACTGCTTGATATTTACCGGGGGAAACCATCGGGAGTTGTATGCCTTTTACCTGATAATCCTTCGGATCTAACCAAAGAAACGGAAGAAGCGCCCCTTTCTGCAGCGCGCAAAAGCCTAATATTTTACGAGACTCTTCATCGGTCATCCGTTTAAACTGTACACTGATTGTCCAGTCCGGATACAACTGATTCGTCATAGCCCGCCTTCGGCCGGAGCCTGTTTTTTTCACTGTTGTATTCCAAGTCTCTTTTTTAGAGGAGTTCCATGCCGCTTTTTGTATGTCCGGAAACTTTTTCAAAGCCATTTACCATACCCCGCTATCTGTCGCAAAATTTCGGTTGTTTTCATGCAGCGCCTGCTTGATTTGCTTGAGTCCTCCGCGGTTTAAAAAGTCCATAAAAGACTTAGCATCTAAAGCTGATACAGACAGATTTACATCGCCGCCTGCATTATCATCTACTCCGCCACCATCCGAAAATTCCGGAGTAGCGCCGGCGTTAATAGCGTTTAACATCCCGACGCCTATGCGGTCTACTGCAGCCGAGCGGATAACGTACTCTCCTTTAGACAGCATAGCTGGAATAGAGTCACTGGTACCAGTACCCGGGCCGGTAATGTATCCGCCTGCCGCCTTTTTTGTAATGCCAAACACCGTTTTATTGGCCATATCCGCAGGTGTCATACCGCTTGCCCACGTAGGAAATGCAGAATAAATCGCAAACACGCCGAGCCATTCGGTCAGTATTGATACCGCAGTGTTAATAATGTTCTTAGCAAAATCGGCCAGCGCTTCCTTTCCCGACTTTGCGCCAGTAATGAAATCCGACATAGCACTGCCCATACTTTTACCGACATCGTTCATGTAGCCAACAATTTTATCGTGCCACTGCTGCGCTGTGGTCAGCTGCTGAATTTCAGCATCGGCGGCTTCTGCTAAAGCCGCTTTGTACTGATCAACAAACGACTGCAGCGTCTCTCCTTTTGCTGTTAGCTCTTCTGCCAGTGCATCAGGGGTCATCTGTAGGAGCTTAGCTACTCCGGTTAAAGCATCTGCTTCGTCCGGATTAGAGACGACTGTATCAAGATCTTTCAAGTTTTCTTGCAGTGTCTTCTTGAGCTGATCTATTTTATACTTCGTACTATCGGGATCACCAAGTATTCTGTCTACCAGATTTTTTGTATTTTCTTCATTGTTTTTTAACGCTAAATCAAACTGCGCCGCTCTTACTTTAGCCGCATATAAACTGTTTTCCGCGTCTATCTGGTCGTTAATGGCTTTAATCGTCTTGTCACGCGTAGATGCGTCGGTAATTTTCTGCGCAAGCTTGAGCTCGTTTGTGTACCCCTCAACTAACTGATCATGCGCATTTTTGAGCCCTTGCAGAGTTACTTGCAGACCTTCTGTCTTCTGCTCTTCTTTAGTCATCATCTTGACACTAACCTGCGCGAGTTCTACCGCCGATTTAGCCAGTGCCCATTTCTGTTTATCCGCGTCAGCGTATTTTTTAATCAGCGCTTCCACAGCTTTTTCTTCTTCAGTCAGCTTTTTTACAGCTGATCCGCCACCGCTGTGGGAGCCTCCTCCGCCGCCTGACCTTTTAGCCAAGCTGCCCGCGGAATTAAATCTCTGCGACTCACGCACTAATCCGTGCGTCGCATTAGCCAATGCCGCTTCCTCTTCGTCGTTATTAACGCCGCCCGCAGCAGCTATTTTATACTGACGATGGATACCGGATGCTGCCGCACTGGCGATCCTGCCTAATATTCGCAATACCTCGGCTGCAAAATCATAAATTTCTTTGAGTACATCGATGACCGGTTGCATAGAATCAACGATCTCTTTACCGACTTCGCTAAAGCCCATCGCAAGATTATATATAATGACATAAATGGCTTCTATCGACGTTTTTATTACTGCCAATACGGCGTCAATCCCCCATAAAATAACGCCGGCCACATTTCCTAAAAGCGTGAAGGCTCCAAGGCCGTCCCCTCGAATAAAATCTACCAGATCTTGTGTAATATCGATGAGCTCTTGCACTATCCCAGACTGCTGAAATGCATCGAGTATAGCCGCCCCGATTTCGCCGCATGCCGCGTTAATATTTCCAGTGACATCACCCCATTGGTCGATGATATTCTGCTTAGATTTAGCCATTGATCCATCGAACTGGTGTAAGTAGTCGGTTAATGCTTGAATAGCGTCCTGCGCATCCAGCGTTCCATCGTCCAGCGCCTTCATTGCTTCTTCGCCGGTCATACCCAGCGACCCGAAGACGTTATCCAGATTGATACCTGCCATCTGCAGGGCTATGATCTGCCTGCTGCTGGCGTCCCCGGTAGCTTTAATGCGCGCAAGTGTAGTAACAAGCATTTCTGCGCCTTCTTGCTTCTTACCGAGCCCCGCGGCCGCATCAGCACATAGACGGATCATATCCGCCGACTCTTGTGCCGTATAGCCCATTGCGAGGAGCTGTATGCCCATTTCTTGTACAGCCGCTGAGTCGTAATTCAGGTCGCGCTCGAGATCATTAAATATGCGATATGTCTCTTTTCCGCTGTTTATGTTATTTTTTATAGCGCCCAGCTGCGCCGTCGTTTGCTGCGCAGCCAAGCCGACACTTACTATATGCATGGCCGCGTCTTTCGCTATATCGACAACCGCTGATAGCGCACTAACTAATGCGTTGCCGAGCGCGACAGAGAATGCTGTAGTCGCTGTAGACCCGCCGCGGAACGACGAAAGTAATTGCTTAAATCCCCCCGCAGCCTCTTTCGACTTCTGACTGGCGGCTTCTATACTTTTTGTAGTATCTTTAATAGCACGCGAGTATGCAGCGTTCGCTTCTTTTTGACTGTGCAGCGCCATCCTGAGATCTTTTAATGCTTGCCTCTGTTCAGTCGTCGCTTTTGTGCCGTTGCGAGTCGTCTTATTTAGATCTTTGAGTTGCTGTTTGAGTTCTGCTGCTTTCTGCGAGCCTTCTGCGAACGCCGCTTTTAATCTTTTCAGCCCTTCATCGTCAGTAGCTGTCTTTATAACGATCTTCGCGTCTGCCATTCAAGCACTTCCTTTTATTTAAAAAGCGCCGATTAAGGCACTGTTGATTTCAAATTTATAATTTATAATTTAATATGCGTCTCTAAATACGCATCTACTTGACTTGCAAAATAAGTCTCTATGGCTGCTTTATTCCGACCAAAATAATCCCCTCGAGCTGGATATTTGGTAGCTTTCATGCCCTGCCTCGGGCCTCTTCCCCGGATGTATCCGCCATGCGCCCCGGTATTGTACCACCGCGCGAAATAATTAGCATAAATGGTAGCCGTTACGTTATCAACTTCGACAGCATAGTGGCTCGGAATAATCTCCGACGTACCATCTGGCGCGGTTATAAGATTTTTACCGGAAAAAGCAGTTTTCGGATACGTTCTTTTTATATAATCCGTTGTTGCATAATTTGCGTGCTTACACGCCGCGGCAACATCCGTAATAAACCCTTTTCGAGTATAGTCTTCTATTTTTTCCTGCAGTTCTTCAAGCGTCATGATAAAAATAATAGAGCGGTTTACTCAACAAACCGCTCTACCCTTTTAAATTAATGTCCGGGCGTAGCCGCGGGCTCTACAAAACCTGTTTTTTTAACCGGAGCGCCTACCCCCGTTGCTTTCAATGAGTAAGACACGACGTCTTCTCCGTCTGCCGTCTTTTCCCATGATGTCGGTACGTACTTACCGACAATGTATTCTTTAGTATCCAAATCAACGATGGCAAACTGCAGAGCGCCTTTTTCGGCGGTAATTGCGTCATCGTACAAGAACTCTTCGATGACCTTTTGCGCCTCATTGTCTCTGCGCATAACGACCTCTGCATCCAGCTCATGAGTCTTTGATGTCACAACGCCATCAGCCCAATAACCGGTATCTTTTGTCTGCGCCGTTTTAACTTCCGCAGATACGGAATGCGTATTTGACGTCAACCCGCCCAATTTAATCCATTTCGGGCTTGCTTCGGACGCTCCTGTACCGTAGTTGATATACAGGATAATTCGTTTGCCGGAAACCCCGACTTCCCCGGTAAATGCCGGGTATTTTTCTTTTGCGATAGTTACAGCCATTTTTCACCTCATGCTATTTGATCAATTCTAAAAATAAGAGTAGTGCCGCCGTTCTGCCATACGCCGGTATCGCCGTATACCGGTAGATTCGTCCGCAGCGAGCCTACTTTAATACTGATAAGCTGGTATCCGTCTGCGTACAGCTCTTTTTGCAGTGCCTTCCAGCCGGCGTCGCCACTTAGATAATTCAGCAGCGCTTCCAGCTTTTCTGCAATCACTTTGCGGCCTTTGTAGTTACTGTAGATTTCCAGCTGCAGTGACATATTCCACGACGCCGTATCAGGCGCCGTAGCTGTACAGTCGGCATCACTGGCACCTAAGATGCCATAAGCAAACTCTTTTTGCTTTCTGAAATAGTCTTCTATTTCGGTAATCGGCACCGCACTGTCGAACCAGTCCAAACCTATCGGACTGTTTTTTGTCACCGCATAAAACGCTTTTGTTACGGGATAAAACGGAGATTTATACTTCATATCGGGCCACCTCCGCTATTAATAGCCGTCGCCGTAATCTGCAGGAAATATGGCCTACTTTCGTCAAGCAGCAGTATGTCATTAATGAGATAGATAAAATCCCTATATGACAATCTCCACGACGTATCCAGCCCTTTTACCGCATTCATGCCACGGATATCCCGGACAACAAAATACCGGGTATCCACAGTGACGTAATCACCTATGATCTGCTGCCGGCTCTGGTTACGCTGTTCGCACATAGCAGACAACGTAACCGCCGGAACGTACGTAGTTTCGCTTAAGCCGCCCAGTTCGTCACGGACCGGTGCGGACGGCTTAAGCAGCGTAATCCGATGACAAAACCGGCCCGGGTTTCGCTTAAACACAAAGCACCCCTTACGGCGTCTTAGTAAGCTTTACAAAGGCTTTGTCGTAAACAGAGATATCCGTGAAGCGGCACACCGCGCGGACCAGAACGGAGTTTTTAGTAAATCCTGCTTCTTCAGAAGATGCGACTTCGAGAGACGGATACGCAATATGATACAGAGCGGAGAAATCGCCGACAAGAATAGTATTATCCGCAAGATTGCTTCCTTCAACAACAATAATCGGACGACCCTCGATCTCTTTTACTGCCGCATTGTTGGCGTCACGGGAGAGCAGGTATCTGTCCTGCTTGTCTTTCGCAAGTGCAAGACCCGCCCACGTAGCCTGATTCATAACAACAGTAGCTCCGGATCCGGCATCCAGCGGGAGTTCAATTATAGCTTTTTTAACCGCATCGACAGTGACCACGGTATTCATAGCGGCAATCTTAGTTTCTTTCGCCGCGGCAAGTACTTTAGCACAGATGTCCTTATTTACTGTAGTACCGTACACTCGATTGAAAAGCTTTCCAATAATTGCCAATACGTCAGAGTTAGCATCCAGCAGTAATTCACGAGATACCGGAATAATAGCGCCTTTAGATGCCAGCGTATACTTAACGCTGGTAAATACACCTTTTTTCTGCACAATCTCGGTATTTTCTTCGAAATCTGTCAGTTCGACATCCTGCTCATAATCGATACACGGTACCGTCCCCGTGCGAGTCGTTACCGGGATAGCAGTCGCGATGGCACGAAGATCCACGCCGACCCCATTATTTTCCCGCAGAGACAGCAGTTCTTCGGGAACAAGGACGCCCCCATCTGCTGCAACCGCGCCATTCTGACCCGCTGCTTTGTCTTCAAAATAGGTCGCATATTCAGTATCGGTCACCGCGCGTCCCAGCAAGAAATTTTTAAGTGCTGCATTAAATCTTTTTTTGTCCATCTTGTTTTCTCCTTTTAAATAACTTTTCTTTTTTGCTTCAGCTTCCAGTGCTTTTTGCTCAATGTAAGCGGTAAGCTTATCTTCCAATTCTTTCTGCTTTTCTGCAGGTACGGCTTCTTTCTTTTCGATAAAAGCCTTAATTTCAGCTTTTAGTGCGTCAATATCGCGCTTCATCTCTATGCTTTTCAGCATTTAACCACCTCTTTCTTACAAAATGCTACGCCAGTAGGCTTCTTCTGTCTCATCCATTTTCGGGACGGGCCCGTTTCGCTTTCGCCGATGATTCGTCAACTTCTTATATGTCGGCGCTTTTCGGCCGTACGCGCCTCTGTACGTCGGCAGTGCACAGTTAATGATCATTAAATCCTCCAGCGCATCGTAACGCCGCAAATAACCATCAAACATCGCGTCGATTTCCGAAACAGTATACTTTCCGAATTGCTCTGGAGTCAGATTGAGTTCACCGAGTGCAATAACTTCAAGCACTTCCAGCATATCCCGAAACGTTCGGTATCCCGCCGGCCTTACGCTTTGCCTGCTTTTTTCATCAGTGCCTTCATCTGTTCCGGCTTCGGCAATGCTGCCTCGACTTTTTTTGGGTCAGCTACCGTGCCTGATTTAATCAGTGCCGATAACGCGTAAGCCATCAGCACTGCCGGTGAATACTGCGGTATCGCTTCATAATACAAGCATTCCGCGTCTTCGGGTGTCATACCGTCGTTGCCGTCAATAAGAGCTTGAGTGAACAGCACAAATACATCGTGCAGCGGAGCCGCCTGCTCCTTAACTGACTGTAAAAATTTCATCAAGGACTCATGCCGTAACTTTGTTTCAGCTTCATATGTGCCTTTATTAGTCAGTTTTAAACGGTATGTCTTTCCGCTGATTTCTATGCTTTCGAAATTATCAAAAATCATTACCCTCCCTCCTTTCTTCTGGGATTTCCACCTTCGTCGCCGCCGCTATCTCCTAAAGCTCCGGTCCCGCCGCGCTGCGTGAGCATATCTGCTCCGGGTGCGTCTATCGCCGGATATCTCAGAGACCGTCTGGCCTCATTAGGTGTCAATATTCCTGCTCCAGTGTAAGCCGCGAGAACGCTTGCTTTACTCTGAGCGTCCAATGTATCAAAAACATCTCCCGCACTAAGGAAACGATACCCCTTAGTTTGGTCGGTTCTGTCAAGCAGCTTAAGCCGAAACTCCGCCGCGTACTGTGTGATAATCGGAATCATCGTCTGATTGAAGAACTGCGCCATCTGATTTGTCGAGAACGTAGCCATCCCAGCACCACCGCCTACGTTAAGCATCGCGAGCGGTATACCGAAGAATGACGAAATCTTCTGCGCGGAAGTCTGCTGCAAAGATTCATAGTAATCTTTAATCGCATTCGCAATATTCGTCGCTGTCATTCCCGCCGGCAGTGGCAATATCGTATTGTTGCTGTCTGATAACAGCTCTCGAACTTGATTTTGCAGTTCTTTCTGCTTTGCCGCGCTTAAATCGGAAGTGTACGACAGTACGATTGTCCCGGAAAAGCCATTTACCACGGCACTGCGCATTGCGCTTTCCGATTCCGCCGACCCTTTCAGCGCATTCATCAACACATCAATAGCCTTTCGGCCAACAAGTCCGTTAGCGCTAAAAGCTTTAAAATGCAAGATTTCCTCAGGTAAAATCGTAAATTTATGTCCGGATTGCGAATCGTAGTACTCGTATACCATTTTCCGCTGTCCTTGCAGTATGTCTGCGTTATCCCAGTATGCTCGAACATTAAAAGCATTCAGCGGAATTAACTTTTCTACTACGCCCGATTTGCCGCACTGAATGTATGCATAAGCATTTCCATAGGTGTTTCGCTGTATTTCTATCCAACGCCAAAACTCATATGCATTTATGCCGTCGTACGGCTCCACGTTAAGCGCCCGTTCATAACGCAGGCCGAAAACTGCGGGAGTATTCCCGCCCGGGTCGTACAGACCCCACTGGATCTGCCCGATGTTTTTAGCAAGAATTTCGATGCAAGTAGCAAAGATAACATCTCCCGCCGCGTCAACCATGACGCGACGCCCTGTGCCGATCGGATAGAAATTCTTTTTTGTGCTTTCGTATACGCCGCCGCGAAAAAAAGCTTTAAATTTATCCAGCATAGCCGTTACTCCAACTTATCAACAGTGTCAAGCAGTGCTCGAAGATCTTCGGGAACTTTATAATTTGCTTTGCGTTCGGCTTCCTTTTTTTCAGCTTCAAGATCCTGCAATTTATGTATTACTCCCGCAAAACCCGCTACGGCTACCATATCGGGCCTTTTAGCAGCGTCTTCAATAATCACATGGTCAAACATTTCTGCTGCCTGCTCTCCGGTAAGCCATACTTCGCCGTTGTCAATCCTGGCGTCCAATGTTTTATCTTTAGCGTGCTCCATCACGATACTATGTAAAACGGCATCGATAGCTTTCATAGACTCAATTACATTCGCCATCTCTTCTTTATTGCCCTCTGCGTAAGACATGCAATTGTGCAGCATGAGCAGGTCGTCTTTATGCATAATCAGCTGATTACATGCCAACGCAATAACCCCGCCCATAGAACACGCCATAACTTCTACTTTAGCCGTTACTTTCTGTTTACAATTCCTGATCGCGTTAACCACCTGCAGCCCCTCGAGCACACTGCCCCCGGGAGAGTTAATCACCAACGTAACATCCTCCGTAGCCTCATTTAATGACTTAACTACTTCTTCCGCAGCTTTAATAGCCCCGTTGATTTTCAAATCCATGTTATTTTTCCTCCAATCGATAAAATTGTAATTGTGTAAGCATCGCCCGTGCTCCGTAGTTCAGACCTGCATCTGCAATGCTTGACATGCCTTCCCGTTGGTCGTACATGTGTGGACCCCACTGAGTCATCACCCACAAGTCGGCTTTGTTCCGAAACCGCTCATTCGCTTTGTACAGCGCTTTGTAATTGTCAATTGCATCTTCCAAATAACCGTAACCTGTATCAATAATCCGTCGAATAAAAGCGTCGTCATCGTCATACAGGATATGTAGATAATCTTTTAGTTCTTCCGTTGTAATCATGTACTCACCTGCCTTTCATCATGTCAAACCAGTCGTCTACCAGCTCGTCACCGGACGGAGTACGCCGGTTGAAATCAATGTAGCACGCAATAAATCCCGTCAGCGCTGCGTCCAGCGGGTCTATTCGAATATTGCTGTCTGCGCGAAGAGTAATTTTTTCGATAGAATAAAATCCGGTACTGTTCCGCACTAATAAAGAGTTCGTAACGGCTTTTAGAAATATATCTTCGTGCCCCTTAGCATACGCGATAACCCCGTCTTTAAAGTGCTGCGACAACGCCTCGATGTACTGACTTAACGCTTTCGGACTTTGATTTTGCAAAATGAAGGTGTCGCATATCTCTGACAGCCGGTCTTGTATCCCGGCGATATTGTAGGGATCGGCTGCTATCGTTACGTAATGCAAGTCGTGATCCGTTCTGATTTTGTCTATGTATTCAAAAACCTGTACCGTATCAATGTTCTCGCCGCCTGCGCCGGAACATAAAAAAAGCTCTGTATCAAGGTAATCCCGATAACAAAACTTATCTGACGTTACGTGATCTTGCAATTTCTTTTCCGGCATCCACGATACGCTGTGTATAAACAATCTATACCCGGCCGCGGGAGCATCTTTCTCTACCATCGCCCCTGTTTGATCTACGCCGTAATACATTAGCCAAACCACCGATGTTAAATCGATCGTTTGAGAAGCGTCAATTCCTAAGTACCAGTCTTTATATCCTGCTTGTATCAGGTCTTCAAAAGTAGTATCTGTTCCGCAAGCTATCAATTGGTCGTATGTACAAACCTGTTTATCTTCGGCCGAGTACCAAGTGTTACACTGTTTCGTTACAAACGACTGCAGCGTAAACCCTTTCTTAGCTACCGCTTCTTTCGCTTTCTGCAGATACTTTTTCCGGATATGGTCTTTAACGGTAAATCCGTCTTGTTCAAACAACAGTACCGGATTCGCTTTGCCCCACAACTTGATATTCGCATAGTCTTTGCCCCGAATGTCCGCCGCGTCGGGCTCTGCTAAAAACAAGAAAACATTATCCGGTAAAAGATCTTCGTACAACATCTTTCTCAAAGTCAACCAACTTTTATGATTGTCTCCGCCGATTTCAAACTGTGCTGTGGACATCGCAACAAGTAATGCGTCTTTAAAATGCGCCTGCCCATCTTGAATTGTTTTAGTGATGATTTCATCACAGAGCATTTCTTCGTCGATAACAGCTACTTTGTTCGTGTACCCATCCAATGAGTTCTTCGCACTCCCACCTGTCCGGAACATTTCTAAATAGTTCCCGGTGTTTTTGTGCTTTGCCCAGCACGCGGTTTTGTTTACATTATCGAAAACCTCTTTCAAGCGGCGATCATTATCAATAAATTTACAAAATTCTTTAAAGCAAATAGTCGCATTCTGCCCTTTGCACGATGCAAGAACAATCAATTCATTCCGGAATTTGCTCATTCCCATTAGATAATGTAGTACTGCAGACAATAGAAAGCTTTTCCCGTTACGGCGCGCCATATACAGTTTCGCTGTATTAACCAAGTACCGGCCATCAGGATATCTCAGCCCGAAGATCCCGCACATAATAAACTTTTGAACCGGGTACAGACTCAAGCGTTTAGCTTTACCGTCTTCGTCTACATAAATCAGTAAATTTATAAACTGGAACATCCTGCGCATTGCGTTAAATGCGAATTTGTATTTTCCCGAATTGTACAGATCCAGAAACCGCTTAAAACACCGATATTCCGACTCTCCTACCAGTTCATTATCTGCCCGTTTTACCAGAGCTTTGTAATAGTCTCCAATAAATTCGTTAAGTTCTGCCGGTACTTTCAGCAGCTTAATTTCATCTTCAACCATCGCCAAACCTCTTTTCAAATTCTGTTATACCGCTTACTATCCTTTGTAGCGCATATTCTTTTTTCACCCCGCCAGCTCTATACAATGCGTGTATTTCTCCATGACTTTTTTCGGAAACGGTAATCAGATTGTCTAAAGCAAACAGCAAATCCGGTCTCTCATCCCGCTCTTTGATGTGATGAATGATCGGATTATCTAACCGCTGTAAAACGCCAATTCCCAGCAGCCAAATATCATAATCCATGTATTTTATACGCACGTTTTTGCGACATTTCTGCCACAAACGGGATGCATATACTTTTTTTGCTGTGTTTTCCGTCTGATATTTTTTAGCAAATTTGCGGGTACACACAGGGCATCTGTACCCGCCGTAGAGCTGATGACACGTATTGCAGCGTTTAAAAATCGCCATCTTTTTGCGATTCGGCCAGCATTCGTGTGAAGGGATTTCCGTTGTCAGCCTCTTCATCCTTTATTTTGTCGAACTTCAGCGCCTTATAAATCCCCAGTGCCGTTTTGTTAAACTGTTCATACCGCCGCAGATGCGCCTCAACATTAGCCGCATCCATTTTGTCTAAGTTAGCAGTTAATTCCTGAGATATTTCTTCGGCTAAAACAGTAAACCGGCAATATTGCATAATGAGATTTTCATTAACTTTGTTGATCGTGTCGCACCTATGCTGCAGTGTCCAGATGTAGTTATTTAGTTTTTTAATCGCCCTGTTCCGTGCCGTGTTTGTCATTTGATACACACCTGTCTATTAAAATACATCTGCTGAGAAAAATTAAAAAGGACCCGCCGAATTGCGGTCCTGTGCTGTAAAATTCCGAAACATACCCCCATTGTTCACCGATTGAAATGCTAAAAAGGTAAACAAAAAGCACATGCCGGGGAGTGACATGTGCTTTTTGCGGAAAGGAGGTTCATCCTTAAATTTCCCTTTACCATAATAACACGTCTTATAGTGAAATATAATGAAATTTAGTGAAATCCTCCTCTAAATTTTTCAAAGCTTGACCGTGCAGCTGATAAATCCTTCGAATTGTATAATTCATATCCACAGCTATTAACTCCCACGTTTGCCCTAGTATGTAATACCGATACAGCACGCATCTGCTGCTCTCATCCTCTACTTTGTCAATCAGTGCTTTAGCATTATCTCTCTTGTCAATCAGCTCATCCCACGCGGCATTCACCTTCTCGATCTGTGAGTCCAACTTATCGACGATCTCATCAAGAGTAGCTAAGTGATTTGACTGTATCTTGTCACCTAACTTCGGACTTGAGATATTATACGCTCTGCGCCTCAAGTCTTCTAATTCCTGCTCGTATGCACGCAGTAATCTGTCCTGTTCTCTGACCGACCTCAAAAACTCTTTAACCGCCATTTCTCCTCCTGCTTGCTGCTACGCACAATGCTACTGTTACGACACCGACGATAGCACCAATCCACGCGCCGATTATGAAAATCAAAATCTCTGTCATTTCTCGTCAGTCCTTTCTAACAAGTGCTCAATGTACCATCTGGCTTTCTTCAAGTCTTCTGTTCCGTTCTTCTGTTTCCAACGCCACAGATACTTAATCGCGTTCGCCGTACACACGGCTTCGATACCGTTTAAATCACTTGTCGCTGCTTCAATTGCGTCAATGCATTCTACCCGACCTTTATTGTAATGTGCCGGCCTGTTCACCATATCAATCATTTCTCACCATCCCTTTCAACTAACAACTTAACTGCGCTCATCATGGCTTCCTGCCCGTTTTCTTTTCGCTTCAGTGCTCGCATAACCAACTCATCTACCGTACCTTTTGCCACTAAGTGATGTATGATAACCGGCTCTTTCTGTCCTTGCCGTTCAAGTCTTGCATTCGCCTGTTGGTATTGCTCCAGACTCCAAGTTAAACCAAACCAAACTATAATATGTCCCCCAGCTTGCAAATTAAGGCCGTATCCCGCGCTTGCAGGGTGCGCTATGAGTAGTTTTACCTTTCCTGCGTTCCACGCCCCTATATCGGCTGAATTTTGCAATTCTCGCGCATTCGGGAACGCCTTTTTAATCCTATCTTTGTCGTGTTTGAAATTGTAGAAAACTAAAATTGGATTTCCGTCATTTGCTTCTATGATTTCTTTTAGCGCTGTGATTTTCGCGTCATGAACCGGTATAACAGCTTTATCGCCGTCGTACACAGCTCCGTTTGCCAGCTGCAGTAGCTTGTTGCTGACCGCTGCTGCCGACAAAGCTGTTATCTCTTCGCCCTGCAATTCTGCTGTCTCTTATACAC